CAAAAATAATGTTTGACAATTTATCTTACAGAGGCTATAATGCAAAGTATGAAAAAGCTCAAAAGAGACCCTGTGAAGTACATAAGGGACCGAGCAAAATCAAAGTACAAAAAAGACAATGAGTGTTACATCTGTGGAACAGAAAAAGAATTAGACTTCCACCACTTTTACTCTCTTGCCCCTCTTCTACGGTTATGGCTTAAGAAGAAAACACAAGAAAGGCCAGAGCACTATACGGACGAGTATATAGTTATTTGGAGAGATGAATTTATAGAGGATAACTGGGCAGAGCTATACGATCACACAGTCACTATATGTCATGCACACCATAGAGAGTTGCATAAAATTTACGGACGAAATCCAGGACTTGGTACAGCGACTAAACAAATGCGCTGGGTAGATATTCAAAGAGAAAAGCATGGCATGGTATAATTTTTGGAAAAAGCCCGAGGACGTAGAGGAAAAACTTAATCCTGCTCAAATACTGGACGTAGGTAAGTCAGAAAGTTCTCGTGAGTTTACTACTCAATATGAGCGGTTTTACGAGCAGCTCGAAGTAGTAAATCGTGGTGTCAACATGATTGTTGATGACACAGCAGAGATTCCTGCAACAATTAGTACTCAAGGGGCCTTCAGGGGTGTTGTAACCGGAGTAAAAAGAGGAAAGGTAGAAGAATTACTAAATCGTACACCTAACCCTTTTCAAGATGTTAGTAGCTTTAAGAGAAACTTAATTACTGACTATCTTCTTGACGGAAACATTTTTATTTATTTTGATGGTGCTCATTTGTACCATTTACCTGCGGATAAAGTACGCGTTGAAGCAGACCCCTCTACTTTTGTAGAAAAGTATACACTACAAGGTATCGACTACAAAGTAAACGAAATAATTCATATCAAAGAAAACTCTTTTCACTCAATTTACAGAGGAGTTTCTAGACTTAAACCTGCAACGAGAACCATGCAGCTTGTAAGAGATATGAGAGACTTTCAAGATAATTTTTTCAGGAATGGTGCAGTTCCTGGCTTGGTGCTAAAATCGCCAAATACTTTATCAGAAAAAATTAAAGAGCGTATGATTCAATCTTGGACTCTGCGCTATCGTCCAGACTCAGGCGGCAGGCGGCCCCTCATTCTTGATGGTGGATTAGAGATAGATAGCTACTCTACTACTAATTTTAAAGAACTAGATTTTCAGAACGCAATTATAGAGCATGAAAAAGTAATTCTGAAATCATTAGGAGTACCTCCAATACTTCTTGATTCTGGAAACAATGCAAATCTTCGTCCAAACATGAGATTGTACTATCTTGAAACAATCTTACCAATTGTACGAAAGCTTAATTTTGCACTATCACGATATTTTGGATTTAACATCACAGAAGATGTAACTGATATTCCTGCACTGCAGCCTGAACTTAGAGATGCAGCAGCTTACTACACAGCGTTAGTAAACGGAGGAATTATAACAATTAACGAAGCCCGGGATCAATTAGGATATGAAACAATAGAAGGACAAGATGAAATTCGAGTCCCTCAAAACATAGCTGGTAGCGCAGCAAATCCCGACGAAGGTGGAAGACCCCCAGAATCAGAAGGAGACTAATATGGGAGTACGAAAAGATCACGCAGTTTTAGGCGCTCGCCAACTAGCTGCTTACTTTAGGACTAAAAGTAAAGTACTTACTCTGGAAGAGTATCGTATTGCAACTGATGCTCCTATTGGAATGAGTTATTTAGTAAAGTGGTTCAAAAGCTACGATTTGGCTTTAGATTGGGTTAGAAAAGTAGATCCTAGAATTTTTATTGATCTTGCACCTGCCCCGAAAGCTGCTCCAAAAGCAGCTCCAAAGCCTAAGCCCGCCCCAAAGGCAAAGGTAAAGAAAAATGATGAATAAGACATTTAACTTAACATCTACTTTCAAGAGTGAGCCGCAAGAAGACGGCTCTATCATGGTTCGTGGAATGGCTAGCACAAATGCGTTTGATCGTGCTGGAGACTCTATTTCTGCAGAAGCATGGACTAAAGGGGGTCTTGGTAATTTTGAAAAGAACCCTATTATACTATTTAATCACGATTATAACCGACCGATTGGCCGAGCAACAAAAGTTACTCCCACAGCGGACGGCTTGCACATGGAAGCAAAAATTAGTAAACATGCTGACTGTGCAGATTTAATCAAAGACGGTGTCCTTGGAGCGTTTTCTGTCGGTTTCAAAGTCAAGGATGCTGATTACCTTGAGGAAACCGACGGATTAATGATTAAGGACGCTGAGTTGTTTGAAGTATCTGTTGTTACGGTACCTTGCAATCAAGCAGCTACTTTTTCTTTGTCGAAGTCATTCGATTCTGAGCAGGATTATGAGGACTTCAAGAAAACTTTTAAAAGCGAGGAAGATTCCTCTTTAATGGAGACAGATATGTCGGAAGAAACAAAAACTCCCGAAATCGACCTAGACGCTTTTGCTAAGAAGGTAGCGGAGGAAACTGCTGCTAAGATTGCAATTCGTCAGGCCGAAGAGAAGGCTGCAGTAGAAGCTGAAGCAAAAGCTGCTGCAGAAGCTGAAGCTCAAAAGGCTGCCGAGCAAGCAGATGCTGAAAAGGCTGCAGTAGAGCAGCAAGAGAAAGTCGAGACCTCAATCCGTACTGGCATCGAGTCAGGCACTGAGAAACTCGCAGAAGATCTGCGTAAAGAGTTCCAAGCGGAGCAAGCTAACACCGCAGAAATTCTTGAAAAGTATAAAGCTGAGCTGGAAGAAAAGTCAGCCGAACTCGAAGCTATGCATAACAGCAAGCGTCAGTTCTCTGATCGTTCTCAGCCGGGCGACCTCTCAGCAGGTGGCCGCGAAATCCTTGAAGCAAAAATTCTTGGTAACTTGACTCGTAAGGGTTGGGAAACTGATTTTGCCCAAGGCGTAATTAATAAGTATGGTGCAGGTGTTGCAGCCGCTAGTGCTAACATTGCCCCTCTTCTTGATATTGAAACTGCCACTCAATTTGAGCGGGAGCTTCTTCTTGAGTTGAAGGTTGCTAGTGCTTTCCGTGAAATTGCAGTAAATAGCACCAAAACTGTACTGCCCTTGATGCCTGACTCTGTAACCGCTACTTTTGGTACTGGTTCTGAGACAGACGAGACCAACTCTCCTGCAACCCTCCAGGGTAATGCAAACGGTACTGCACAAGGTGCAGCTACTTTCAATGCACTGCAGAAGACTATTACCGCTGCTCGTATGACTTCTACGTCATACATCACGAATGATACCGAAGAGTCAACTCTTGTTGCCCTTCTGCCTATGATTCGTGAGGGCATGGTTCGTGCTCACGCTCGTGCTATGGACAAGATGTGTATTTCTGGTCACTCAGGTGCTGCGGGTGCCGCTGCTTCTGGTCTGATTGGCGCATTTGGTCTTTTCAGTAACTCATTGCAGGTTACAGGTACAAGCACTGCTGGTATCACTCAATCGGGTGCAGGCGCAGACTCACTCATCGGTCAAGACATTCTTCGCATGCGTGCAACCATGAATAAGTATGGCTTGAACCCTGCAGATCTTATGCTGATTGTTTCTTACACTGCATATAATGATCTGCTTTCAGACATCAACTTCCAAGACGTAACGGAAGTTGGTAGCGACCTTGCTATCAAGCGAACTGGTGTTGTAGGTTCAATCTTTGCAATCCCGGTAGTCGTAGCTGATGATGCAGCTCTTGCAACTGATAAGAATGTTGCCACGGCCATCGAGCCTTGCGCAATCCTTGTAAATGTTCCCAACTACATTATTCCTCGAATGAAGGGCGTAAGCCTCGAAACCGAGTATCAAGTTGGTAACCAGCGTACAGCAATCGTTGCTAGCCAGTCTGTTGGCTTCGAAGAGCTCTTCGCAGGTGATGCCGCTACTGTCGGTAAGCCTGTTTCAATTATTCGGTATCAAAACGGTACTCAGTAATAGCTGAAATATTAAACTGGGGTGGTTCGCCACCCCAAGTTTTTATTAATTGACTTATGGCAAATCTTATAACTTTAAAGCAATTTAAAGACGCAGAAGGCATCCAAAGTCCTAAGGATGACTATAAGATTACTCGCATTATTGATTCTGTGAGCCAATTAGTAAAAACTTATTGTGCAAATAGTTTTGTAGATTTTTACTCTACAAATAAAGTTGAAGTTTTTAGTATGAACTGGGATAGTTATGCTGTTCAATTGACAGAAAGTCCTGTGAATACTATTGTTTCTGTGGAAACTCGAGATCAGCCAGATTCTCCGTATACTGTTTTGTCCACTGATAAGTGGTATTTAGAAACAACAACGGACTCTGTAGTTTCTATTAATGGCACTACTTTTTCTAACTGGCCCCGAGGAGTTGGGTCAGTAAGAATTACATATACTGCCGGGTATTCTTCTACCCCATTAGATTTACAAATAGCAGTTATTGATTTAATCAACTACTATTTTAAAGATGAGCATAAGACACGACGAACACTCTCAGGAGCAACAATGGAAAACGCTCCTAGTGGAGAAGGCAGAGGATTCCCTGACCATATTAAGAGAGTCCTGGATATGTACAAAAATTTCTAATGGCAAAAAAAGATTTAGAAAAGTTAGCTGATGAACTTTTAGATCAACTTAAAAAAGATAATAGAGCATTCAGAGAACAAGTATCAGATACTAGAACTCACTACCTTGCTTGCAGTGTTAAAAGCGTAAACAAACAAGTTATTCGTCAGTTAAAGAAAAGAACTTTTATTAAAGAAAAAATACCTGAAAGTATAAAAAAGATTATAAGAGAAGAAGTCCCTAAGCTAGTTACACAGCTTCACTCTACTTTAACAGATACTGCTTCAATTAAAGTAACTTTTCAAGCAGCATCAACTTCTACAGATTTTGTTGCAATAATTGAGCAAAGGAATACCGGGGGCTCTGTTTCAATTTATAACTATTTAAAGAAAAAGAAAGGGGACGCACAAAAGCCTCTAGCTGAAGCACTCGATAAAGAAATTAAAAATTTAAATAGTCCGGATAAAGAAAGAGAAGGAACTTTTTCAAAGCCAAAACCAGGAAAAGCAGGTAGAAAGGATAAGCCGTATAAATTTAATCCAAAAGCAGTATTATTAGATGTAGGACACATGGAAGGTGGAGCAATCGCAGAAGAAAGAGCTCGAGCTTTTAATGATGTTCTTTTTCAATTTGATAATCAAAAAGCTGATAGCTTCGCAAGAGTCCATTTAAAGAAAATATTAAAAAAATACGGTATTAAAATAGTAAAAGTACCAGTTGAAAATGAAAAAGGCGATCTAATTCATGAAGTTCGAGTAGAGTTAGAAGCAACAAGTGTAAACGCATCAAAAGCAACACTAGAAAAATCAGGCAGTATACAAAAAGCACTAGAAGCTATTGTAGATAGAACAGACTGGCCGAATCAAGAAGGATCAGATTCTCCAGTAGAAATTGTAGCTAAAAAGTCAGTAAACTTATTTGCTCCAGATGGAAAAACACGAAAAACTACTCGATCTAATTTTAAAAGACAAAAAATTAAAAATAAGCCAGTTACTGCAAGAAGCAAAACTCGCGAAAGAAAAATTAATAACGTAAAACCTCTTGTAGATAAATCAGCAGTAGCAATGGGAGCAAAAAGCTCTCAAGGGGCACGAAGAAGGGCCGGGGTTAAAAGTTCAAGTGTACAGCTACAAAAACTTTTAGGTATTTTAAATTCTCAGCTTCCTTCAGTAGTAGCAGGGAATATGGGGCCACCAAGACTGTCAAATGTATCTGGTCGTTTTTCAAGATCCGTAAGAGCAACAGAGATTACGAGAACTCAAGGCGGCTTTCCTAGTATTGGGTATACTTACCAAAAAAGACCCTACGATACATTTGAGGTTGGAGGCGCACAAGGCTCGCCAGACTATGATCCTAGAAAATTGATAGATATGTCAATCCGGGAAATAGCAGCAAGTTTTGCAATAGGAAGATTCTATACTAGGAGAGTATAATGGCGGCAAGAACATATACAACACGTAGGTCCGCTATTGTAGATGCGCTAGTTGTAGAATTAAAGAAAATAAATCAAACTGGAGCTTTTTTAAGTGATGTGTATGATAATGTACATCCACGATTAAAGTTTTGGGATGAAGTAGATACTTTTCCTGCAATACATTTAAATGCAGGATCAGAAACAAGAGAATATCAAGGTGGCGGGTATAAGGATAGATTTTTAAATATTACTATTCGCTGTTATGTAAAAGAAACGGATGCTGTTACTGCTTTAGATCAGCTTTTGGAAGATGTAGAAACCGTGGTAGAGAGCAATGGCAGATTAGCTTATATTGATAGGCAAGGAGTAACACAAACAACTCACGATATTATTATTCTCAGTATTGATACTGATGAAGGAGTTCTTGAACCTTTTGGTGTAGCGGAGATGCAGCTTCAGGTTCAATACTAGAAACGGCAGGCAGGAGCAAAGGCTCACGTCCTAGCCCTTTCAATCTCTAGGAGACATGCTATGGCAGAACAATTATATTTTAGCAGAGACTCGAAACTTTACATCGAATTTGATGATCAACTATGGGAAATTCCCGTACTAGATGGTTTCAGTTTCTCACAGTCTACCAATCAGTCGGAAATCTCTCTTTCAGAAATGCAAGGTTCCGACGGATTGAGCCGACGAGGTAATAGGGTATTTACAGACTCTCTGGCACCCGCAGAGTGGTCTTTTAGTACTTATGTTCGACCTTATACGAACAGCTCAACTAACGAGCACCATGCAGTAGAAGAAGCTCTCTGGGCAGTAATGGCTGGAGCAGATAAGCATATTATTTCTAGCACTGGTGGCGGTTTAGTCGAAGGCGCAGGTGCCAGCAATACTACTGTCGCTGCAGCTTCAAGCATTAGTGGAGCTACTCCAGGCACCTATACTATTAATAGTGGTATGTCGGGCCTTTCATATAGTGGAGGCTCTGCTCCCGATCCTCAAGGTTGGGAAGTAGACATTGTAATGACCAACGCCACTACTCTAGGAGCAGTTACAGTAATTTCTGGCGGTGCAGGCTGGACACAAAATGAAACTGTTACTATTCCATCCGCCCTTATTGGCGGAGGCGGCAATGTAGTTCTTACTGCAGCCCAAGTAACTAACACAGCAGGTGCAAGTTTTTATAGAAGTGTAAACTCAGATAAAAACTCTACTTTTGGTCCTGCGGTAATGGAGCCCTCTTCTACTACAGACGGATCTATTATTAACTTCGGTCAGTCTAACCGAGCGGTACTTGCAACTTGTAATCTTTACTTTGTAATGGAAACAAGTACTACAAACCCAATGGTTTATAAGCTGGAATCAGCAGCATTTAACGAAGCCTCTATTGATTTCGAGGTAGATGGTATTGCAACTATTAACTGGTCTGGATTTGCAAAGCAGGTTATTGACCTTCAGTCAAAAGGCTTTGTACAAGTAGTAAATACAAATACAAAAACTGCTGCAGGCGTATTTAGCGCTTCTACTGCTCTTAAGCATAAGGGAGTCGCCCTAAACTCTGCTGACGGCTTTAGGCTTTATTTAGGAAAAGACGATGATGGAGGCGAAATTGCTGCCCCGGCTTCTAATGCTACAGCAGCAACAGTAGCAGTAGAATCTTTTGATAAGGGAGTAAATGCAACAACTACCTTTATTCGAAATCGTTTGACTCAGCTTCTTTGCGTTACTACTGACACAACTGAATTCCCTTCAGGCTCTTACAATCTTACACTGACAGGTGGAAATGTTACTATTTCAAATAATATTTCATACTTGGTACCAGAGGAACTCGGTGCTGTAAACGTTCCGATTGAGCACGTAACAGGTGGTCGTACAGCGAATGGAAGCTTTACTTGCTACTTGACCCTTGATACCGATTCAGGTAATAATGGTACTTCTGTAGAACTCTTTAATGATATGACAACTACAGGCGGCGGTTTGGATAAAGTTGTAAACAACTTTGATGTAACTTTCCAAATTGGTGGTAATGTTGCAGGAACTCCAAGACTTGATGTTAAAATTCCTAAGTGTCACATTGACGTACCAACTCACTCTATTGAAGATGTTATTTCAGTTGAGACTAACTTTGGTGCATATACTACGGACTTTAACGTGGCTAACGAAGTTCAGTTGGCTTACCACGGAGATACCGCTAATAAGCTGTAAAGTTATACTTTCGACAAAAACCCGCTTCGGCGGGTTTTTCTTTTATCCTTTCAAAAAAAGTTCTTGACTTTTTAGCTCCCCTCCCTTATAATTACAAAATATAAATTTATTTAAAAAGGAACCAAAAAATGTCCGATTCACCAGTATCACTCGCTAGTCTTATGACTGCAAGTAAAACCGTAGCTATTGATTTTCCTGGCTATAATGGTATGCAAGTTTCTCTCTGCTATCTAGCTAGAGAAGAATTGCTAAAACTTCGAAAACGCTGTGTCACCACAAAGTTTGACAAGAAAACTCGCCAACCAGAAGAGTCTTTAGACGAAGAAAAATTTATTGTAGAATATTGTAAAGCTGTCATTAAAGGATGGTCAGGCTTAAAATATCGTTACCTAGAAGAGCTTCTTTTGGTAGATGTAGGAGACCTTGACCCCGAGGACACACTTCCATATACACAAGATAATGCTGAGCTTTTGATGAAAAACTCAAATGTATTTGATAGTTGGGTTACGGAGGCCGTAGCAGATCTTGAAAATTTTACTGGGAACAAATCGCCCGAATAGAGTCTTTACTAGAAAGATTCATTCGGGAAGCAGACTCTAAAGTAGATGTTGATAAATATTTAGCTGTCTGTGAACAATTAGGGCAAGAACCTGATCCCTCCAAAATGCCGCTCAACCCTTCTGATTTTCCAGAAGAGGTTCAAGTGGCATTTTTTATGTTTAGCCTTCTCCCGGAACACTGGGAAGGAATGAGCGGAACATACATGGGAAAGTATTGGGATGGAATAGAATACTTTTTTAAGTTGTATGAAGTAGACGATAAAAAAACAATACTTTATATAATGAAAATCTATGAAAGTAAACTAGTAAATTACAGAGCAGAGCAAGCAGAAATAAAACGTAAAAACGAAGCACGAAAAGCAAAAAGCGGTGGAAAACATTACACCCATAATGTAAAAGGCTAATGGCGAAAAAAATTCAAATTGATATTGAAGTCAACGGCAAAATGCAGAAAGTTACAATGTCTGCAAAAAAGCTGCGGAAACAATTAGATGCAATAGATGGTGCACAAACTGATGTATCTAAATCATCTCGTGATGCTAGTCGAAATATGCAAGGACTAAGCAAGCGAACTTCAAATACTACAAAAGAATTTTCAAAAATGCAACAAGGAATGGGAGGCATTGTAGGTGTATATGCTACAATTGCTGCCCAGGTCTTTGCTGTGTCCGCCGCTTTTCAATTCTTAAAAGATGCAAGTGATGTATCAAATCTAATTGCTGGTCAAAAAGCTCTTGGCGCTGTAACAGGTGTAGCTTATCAAACTATAACACAATCCGTAAGAGATGCAACACTAGGGCAGCTTTCATTTGCAGAAGCATCTAGAGCTACTGCAATTGGTATGGCTTCTGGTTTAAGTCCAACACAGCTCGAAGGATTAGCAAAAGCAGCAAAAAATGCTTCAATAACTTTGGGACGAGATCTTACAGACTCCTTTAACCGTTTGGTGCGAGGTACTACAAAAGCAGAACCAGAACTGCTGGATGAATTAGGTATTGTTCTTAGATTGGACACTGCTTTAGGCAAATACGCAGACTCAATAGGCGTAGCTGTAAACGAGCTGTCTGCCTTCCAAAGAAGCCAAGCTGTAGCAAATGAAGTATTGTCACAAGCAGAAGACAAGTTTGGCGCCGTCGAAGAAATATTAGATCCTTCCGTCGCTTCCTTGAATAGATTTATAAATAGTTTTGACAATCTTATTAATACACTAAAAGTAGGTCTTATTGATAATTTAAGACCTGTTTTCGATTTTCTATCTGAGAATACTGCAGCTCTTGTAGGTGCTTTGACTCTTTTTGCATTGCCTATATTAAGAACAATACTTCCAAACTTTAAAGCATGGGAAGAGACAGCTACAAAAACGTTTAATACACAGCAAGAGGAGTTAAAAGGATTAAACGATCAAATAAAAGCATATGAAATTGACTTGAAAAAAGCATCAAAAACCCAACAAGATTTTGAAAAAGAAACTGCTCGTGCAGCAACAAAAGCCATTAAAGACTCTAAAACTAAAATGACTAGAGGCGAGCAAAGCGGTATGATGTTTCTCACTGGCCAAGGAAAACAAGACCGAGTAGCTGCTGCAAACGCAAAGAAAATTCTTGACAATGCAGAGGCACAACTCAAGTTAAGTGCCGATAAAAGAACAAGTATTTTAAGAAAGATGAATGCTCAGCAGCTTGCTGACATGAGGGCTTCTTACGATTTAAGAATGGCAATCATAGAAGAGCAAAATATTGGATTAATTACTGAAGCAGAAAAAATAGAGCTGATGGAGAAGAAAAAAGAAGCAGAGACTAAAGCAAGATCTGGGCGCATGGGTAGGTTTATGACTACCGCAGCAAAAAATATTGCTAGAGGAATAAATGCTGCATTTATGGCGGCTGGTATCCTGGGTCTTATCTCAATGGTTTTTTCACTTGGACAAGAGCTTTATAATGCTCTTTTTCCTGCCTCAGAAGAAATGAAAAAATTGCAATCCGAGCTCGACTCGACAACAGATAAATTTCAAACTTTAGCGGCTGAAATTGATCGTATGGGAGATGCTTTAGCTTCTGAAAAAGTTCGTTTATTAGATAAAGTTGTATTGTTAGGCAATGCGGCAAATTCTGCAAATATTAAACAATTAGTAGATGAGCTTACAATGCTACAAGCCTCTGCCGCAGGTACTGATGCAAAGACACAAGCAACAACAGCAGCATTCAACAATTTATTAGATGAAATATCTGATCTCTCTCCTGAGTTGGGAAGATTAGCAAAAGAATATGCAAAAGGAGGAAAGGGCCAAGAGGAAGCTGGTAAAAAATTAAAAAGGTATACAGAAAGACTAATTGAATCAGGCCAAGCAGTAAAACAACTACCAGCAGCAACAGAGGCAGTAACTCGCGAAATTAATAAACTTGCAGAAGCTACTAAAGAGGTAACTTCATTGTCCGCTCTCGGCAGAGCAACTCAAGAACAAGCTACTAAAAGTGCAGCTCAAGTTTCAGGCGCTGAGACAGCTTTAGAAATACAAAGAGAAAGTCTAGAATTAGACAAAGAACAAGCTGAGGTTTTACGAAAAAAAGTAAAAGCAGCTGGAGGGGGTCGAAGAGGGATACGAGACGGTCGAGTAGCAAGAACCGAACTTGCAGCCTTGGAAAAAACAATTCAAACACGAGAAGCAGCAATTGCACAGGGCAAAAATGAATTAGACGTATACCGAGAAGCAAACCAAAAGAAACAGGAGTTTAATACTTTAATTCAAACTGCAATCGATAGCGAAAAAGAGGCATTTGATGCTGCAAATGCTAAACAGCAAAAATCAAATCAACTAAGGAATGCGGGCTTAACTTTACAAGGTAAATTAGATAATATTTCTTCAGGTATACTCGCAACAGAAGTAAAAAGAGATAAACTGTTGGCTGCCCAAAACATAACTAAAAAAGCTATAGAACTAGCAGAAAATAGCAGTTTAGCTTCAGCAAAAGAAGCAATACCAAATCTGCGTCAACAGCTAGAAGTAGATAAACTTGCAACTTCAGAGGCAGAGAGACAATTAAAAATTGAACAAGACAAAGCTGCTTTACAACGAGCACTCTTGCCTATTCAAGAAAAGCAGTTTGCACTGGGTGCCGATATAGCAGTACTCAATGCACAACAACAAATTAATAAGCAGCTTCAAGATGAAATAAGGGCGCGAAAGCAAATCTTAGATATTGTACTAAATCAAGAAAAGGCATCTTTTGAATTAGAAGCAAGAGTAAAAAAGCAAGAAAATCCATTCTTTAACGAAGAAAGATTTTTAGCAGAAAAAAATCTTGCATTCGCACAAAAAATGGCAGTAGAAAAAGGAAAAATTCTTGATCGAGAAAAAGACGCACAGCTTGCTGCCATTGATTTAGAAGAACAGCAATTAAAGTTTCAACGAGAAGGAGTAGCACTTCAGCTAGACCTGTTGGCAAAGCAAATAGAATTTGCTAATGCAAATGGTGAATATGACGATTTACTAGGAAGAGTAAATGCTCAAATAAAAGACACTAGAGAGTCTGCTGGCGATGTTTCACTAGACTTTAAAAGAGACTTAGTTGAAGCAAAGTTTGCAGCAGAAAAAACTAATTTAAAAAATGCAATAACAGATGCAGAACTAACTGTAAAAGCATTAGATCCTTTACAACAAGTAATGGAAGCATCTGC